TTGGGTTTATCATTATTTTAGAAAACAATTAAAAGTAGATCATTCTATAAATTGGTTAAGAGTAGATAGTGATATTTATAGAGTAGGTCAGAAGTTTAAAAGGAGTTATCACTAATGGGTGGTGTAGTTGATGCTATTGTAAATGTTGTAAGTAGTTTTATTGGGTGGCTTATACCAACACCTGATATTCCTGACTTTGATACACCAGAAGAAGAACGAGGTGTATTAATTAATAAACAATCCAATAACGCACCTATTCCTGTAGTATATGGAAGACGACAAGTTGGAATTACAAGAGTATTTGTAGAATCATCAGGAACAGATAATGAATACTTATATATGGCTGGTGTAGTTTGTGAGGGAGAGATTGATGAAATAGAACAAATATTTATAGATGATAAAAGAGCATTTTTTGATGGTGCTTTAGATCATGGAGTAATAAGAGAAATTCAATCAGAAGATTCTAATTTTTATAAAGATAGTGAATCATATATTCAGATACAAGCATTTAATGGAACTGACGATCAAGTAGCTTCATCAATATTAACTAACTCTACTAATTGGACATCTAATCATAGATTAAGAGGTGTATGCTATGTAGCTTTTAGGTTTAAATGGAATCAAGATATTTTTAGTTCTATTCCACAAGTAAGAGTAACATTGAAAGGTAAAAAAGTTTATGATCCAAGAGATACAACTACTAAATGGACACCTAACTCTGCATTAGTATTATTAGATTATTTAAGAAATAGTAGATATGGAAAAGGATTACCAGATAGTGCGTTTGAATCTGATTTTGCTTCTTTTAAAACTTCTGCAAATGATTCTGATACTTTAATTCAACCAAGAACAACAAGTGTAACAGAGGTTGCTGGATTATATGTAGAAAATTATGATGGTTATTTTGGAGATTATCCAAGTTATTTTACAAATAGGTCTATAACATCTACATCAACTACAACAAGTATTAGTGGTGTAGCACCTGGAAATCATAAATCACAAAAATATTCTGGCTATTTTACAGCAACTAGTTCTGCAAGTTTTATATTTCAAACTAACTCTGATGATGGTTCTGCTGTTTATATTGGAGATGCAAGTCAAACTGTAGATAATTTGTCAAAAGAAATTGAAGCAAATAGAGATACTAAATTAGTTGTTAATAATAGAGGATTACATGGTAATAAAGGTGCAGAGGGAAGTAAAACTTTAGTAAGTGGTTCAGCTTATCCTCTTATTATTGTTTTCGGAGATAATGCTGGTGTTGGAAATTTAGATTTTAATTGGAAAGTAAGTGGTGGCACATATAGTAACAGCTTATCTGCAAATTTTACTAATGGTAAAGATGTAACAGATGTTATTCCAAAAATTATTAAATTTGAATCTAATGCAGTTGTAGATACTAACCAAAAAGTAATTGATAATGTAAAAAAACTTTTAAACCCTATGAGATCATTATTTACTTATAATAATGGTGTTTATAAACTTAAAATTGAGGGTACAGGCTCATCAGTTAAAACAATAACTTCAGATCATGTAGTAGGTGGTGCAAAAGTATTAGGAGAAAGAAAAAATAATAAATACAACAGAGTAATTGGAACTTATGTGAACCCATATAAGAATTGGCAGAACGACACAGTTTCATTTCCACCAGCTGACGATAGTAATGTTGTAACAGAATTTAAACACGCAACTATGCTTTCAGCAGATAATGATACTTTGCTTGAAGGTAATTTTCAATTTCCTAATGTAACCAATACTTATAATGCAGAAGCACTTTGTGAAGTAATTTTAAGAAGATCAAGAAACCAATTACAAATACAATTAACATTAACATCAGAATTTTTAGAATTAGAAATAGGCGATATAGTAGCAATTACATATCCTAGTGGTGGTTTTGATGCTAAACCTTTTAGAGTGTTAGGTATTGAGATTAATGAAGATTTAACAGTTAATGTTCAGTTATTTGAACACCAAGATAATTTTTATGATTTTAATACTAAAAACCCTATAGCGACAATACCAGATACAACTTTACCTAATATAAATTCTGTTCAAGCACCAGCTATATCAATTTCAGATGAACTATTTGAATTATTTGATGGTTCAGTTGTTTCTAAATTAATTGTAAATATTACAAGTACAGATGCTTTTGTAGATCAGTTTGAAGTAGAATACAAAGAATCAACTACCTCAGATTATAGATTAATGCGTAGAGGAACAAATAAAATTGTAGAAAAATATCCCGTTAAAGAGGGAACTATTTATGATGTAAGAGTTAGAGCAATAAATTCTATAGGAATTAAATCTACTTACACAACATCACAACATGAAGTTAATAGTGCATTTACTCCACCAGATGATGTTCAAAACTATTCTATAGATGTAGTTGGAGATAAACTTTACCATTCATTTGATGCTGTAACAAACCTTGATCTTGATTTTTATGAAATTAGATTTACTTCAAATACAAGTGAAACAGCTTATGCAAACACAACTGTATTAGTTCCAAGAATAGGAAGACCAGCAACAAGTGTAACTACTCCATTTGTAGGAACAGGAAAATACTTTATAAAAGCTGTAGATAAATTTGGTATAAGATCAACAAACTTTGCAAGTCAAGTTATATCGGCTCAAGTATTTGCAGAAAAAATAGAAGCAGTACAAACACTAACAGAACACTCTGCATTTACAGGAACTAAATCTAATGTAGTTGCAGTAGATAGTAATTTACAATTAGATACATCTATTAACTTTGATAGTCATACAGGAAACTTTGATGATGGTCTTGGTTTCTTTGATGGAGGTTCAGGTGCAATAGCTTCATCAGGAACTTATGATTTTGCAAATGCTTTTGATTTTAATTCTGTTTTAAAATTTAATGTTCTTTTAGATTCGTTCATTGTTAATAATATAAACTTTGTAAATAACTTTGATTCTGCAAGTGGTTTATTTGATGCAAGACAAGGGTTGTTTGATGGTGGAGAAAATGCGTCAGTAGATACAAATGCAATACTTCAAATATCTACTTCTCAAGATGCTTCTAGTTATACTTCATATCAAGATTTTAAAGCTGGGGATTATGTTGCAAGAGCAGTTAAATTTAGATTAAAAATGACTTCTAGTAACACACAAGAAAGCCCACAAGTTTCACAATTAGCACTTAAATTATCTCTACCTATAAGAACTGAAAAAGGTAGTAATATTTCTAGTACAACAAGCACATCAGGAAAAACTATTACTTTTGGTTCAGAGTATTATCAAACTCCATCATTAACTGTTATAGGTCAAAACATGGCTACAGGAGATTTCTTCACAATTACTTCTAAAGGAACTGCATCTTTCGTGGTTGAATTTTTTAACAGTTCTGGTAGTACTGTTGATAGAACTTTCGATTATCAGGCAATCGGAATTGGACAAAAACAATAAAAATGATATAAGATTAATTTTATGGCACAGCACGATTACATAATTTCCAACCAAACTTTTCCTAACACAAGGGCTGATATAAATTCAGTTCTACAGGCTTTAGCAACTAATAACTCAGGTTCATCAGCACCATCAACTCAATATGCTGGACAATTTTGGTTAGATACAAATACTCCATCATCAACAACTTGGACTTTGTATATACATGATGGTTCAGATGATATAGCTTTTGCAACAATAGATACTTCTGCAAACACAGTTAATTTTACAGATTCAGCTTTAGATGTTGTAACAGATACAACACCACAATTAGGTGGCAATTTAGATGTCAATGGAAATCAAATCGTATCAGTATCAAATGGTAATATTGTTATAGCACCAAATGGGTCAGGTAAAGTAGATATAAATGGAAACTTAGATGTAGATGGTGGCACAATCAAACTAGATGGTAATTATCCTACAGGGACAAATAACGTTGCTTTAGGAAATGGAGCATTAGATGATGGCTCTTTATCAGGAGACAATAATACTTCAATAGGTTCTGGTTCACTATCAGCTAACACAACAGGTGGCTGTAACGTTGCCGTTGGAGGAGATTCATTACTTTTAAACACAACAGGAGACAATAATGTTTCTATTGGTAAAAATGCACTTGAAGATAATACCACTGCTTCTAATAACGTTGCTGTTGGGAGGTCGTCACTAGCTTCTAACACAACAGGAACTCCTAACGTAGCTGTTGGAGCTAATGCTTTAAAAACAAACACAACAGCTGGTAACAACGTAGCTGTTGGAAATCAAGCTCTATGTAAAAATACAACAGGCTCAACGAACTCTGCTTTAGGTGGAAATTCCTTATGTGCTAATACCACAGGTACAGGAAACACATCAGTAGGTTATGATTCTTTACTTTTAAATACAACAGCAAGTAACAACACAGCAATGGGTTTAAATGCTTTAAGAGCTAATACGACAGGAGATAGTTTAGCAGGTTTTGGTAAAGGTGCACTTTGTTCTAACACAACAGGACAATACAACACTGCAGTTGGATCAAGTGCTATGGTTAAAAACACAACAGGAAATAGAAATGTTGCTGTAGGTACTACTGCTATGGGTTGTAATACTACAGGAGTATGTAACACAGCAGTAGGTGGTATGGATTCTGGTACACTTCCTGTTATGTGGAAAAATACAACAGGTTCAAAAAATACTGCACTCGGTAATGCAGCTTTAGTAAATAATACAACAGCCGATAATAATACAGCAATTGGGTCATGTTCAATTTATCTTAATACAACAGGTAGTGCTAACACAGGAGTTGGTGTTAATACTTTAAAAGGTGTAACAACAGGCTCAAATAATACTTCTGTGGGAGTTAGTGCAGGTTTAAGTATTACTACAGGAACTAACAATTTAGCATTAGGCAAATCAGCTTTAGTATTTACTACTACAGGAAATCACAACATAGCTCTAGGAGAAGATTCTGTAAGATGTAATACAACATCTGATTACAATATTGGTATAGGAGTAAATGCACTACATAAAACAACAGGTAGCAGTAATGTTGGTATAGGAAGAAATGCTTTATCATGTAACACAACAGCTTCAAACAATACAGCTATAGGAGATAACTCTTTAAAACTTAGCACAACAGCTACCGACAACGTAGCAGTTGGTCGAAATTCAATGTGTAGTAATACAACAGGCACAAGTAATGTTGGTGTTGGTGCATCAGTAATGCAACTTAACACAACAGGTGTAAATAATACTGCTATTGGTGGGAACTCTACTTTGTTTAATAACACAACAGGCTCTAACAACACAGCAATAGGTACGTTAGCTTTACTTTCTAACACAACAGGTACTGACAACACAGCTGTTGGAAGATGTTCAGGTTATACAAACACTACAGGTGGTTGTCTTGTAGCAATGGGAAACAATGCTTTAAGATTTAATACTACAGGTGGTTGTAATACTGGAATTGGTAGAGATGCTCTTTGTGCTAATACGACAGCAAGTAATAATACAGCTGTTGGTTTTCAATCTTTAAAAGTTAATACGACAGGAACAAATAATATTGCAATTGGTACTTTAACTTTAGATGCAAATACGACAGGTGGAGACAATGTATCAATAGGAAAAGAAGCATCTACTTCAAACACCACAGGATCAAAAAATGTATCAGTAGGTTTTGCTTCAATGGGTTGCAATACAACAGGCGCTTGCAATACAGCAGTAGGACAAGAAAGTTTATTATGTAACACAACGGCTGGATGTAATACAGCAGTTGGTGTCTGTGCTTTGCGTAAAAACACAACAGCTACAAGAGGAACTGCTGTTGGAAGATGTGCTTTAGTATCAAACACTACAGGAGATGCAAATACTGCTTTTGGTGATCTTGCTATGGAAGATTGTACTACAGGAGATTTAAATACTGCTGTAGGTGCAGAATCATTAAAAAATTTAACAACAGGTGACCACAATGTTGCTTTAGGTAGATCATCTGCTGAAAAATTAACAACAGCTGATAAAAATACAATAGTTGGTTATTTGAGTGGAGATGATATTACAACAGGTGGTGAAAATACTATTATTGGATATAATGGAACTCCTAATTTAAGTACAGGTGCTGGAAATGTAACTATAGGAGATATTGGTAGTATAGGCTCAAGGTTATTTAATATAACAACTGAAAATAATAGATTTCTTGCGGGTCATCCTTGTATTACTAATGCTTATGTAAAAGTAGCTTGGACAGTTACATCAGATTTAAGAGATAAAACTAACTTTGGCGAAGTTCCACATGGTTTAGATTTTGTTAACAAATTAAATCCTGTTTCATTTCAATTTAAAAAATCAAGAGAAGACGACACTCCACATGGAGATGTAAGATATGGTTTTAAAGCACAAGACATTTTAGCACTCGAAGGAGATAATCCTATTATTATCGACACAGAAGAACCAGAATTTTTAAAATACAAAGGCGAACATTTAGTACCTGTATTAGTTAATGCAATCAAAGAACTTTCAACAGAAATAGACAAATTAAAAAACAAATAATGCTTAATACATACATTGTAGAGGGTGGAGTTGGTAAGTGTGTTGCATTTACATCTTTAATTCCTAAACTTAAAAAAAAATCAGAAGTTCAAATATACACACCTTACATAGATTGCTTTGCTGGTAACCCAGATGTTAAATTAGCTTTAGAACAAACACTCCCTTTACAAGACCCTAGAATAATGGCATCAGATAATATCTATTATAGTGAGCCTTACAAATCTAACTTTCAATTTGGCAAACAACATTTAATAGAAAGCTATTGTCAATTACACAATGTTGACTTTGATACATCTATGAAACCTAAAATTTATACAGATCGACATAAAGATAGTGTTAAAAAATGGTTAGATGAAAACGAAATAAAAAAATATATATTAATTCAGTTTTCTGGTGGACAACCTAAATGGAATTATGCAGATGGTGTTCAATATCAAAACATAAATCCTAATAGAAACTATCAACCTTTTTTAGCACAACAAGTAGTTAATATGTTATTAGAAGAATATAAAGATACAACAATTATTAATTGTGTTTTACCTAACGAGCCACATTATCAAGGTACAATTAGATGTGATCTTCATTGGTCTCAAATACATGAAATGTTAAAAGGTTCAGAGGGGTTTGTTAGTATAGATAGTTGCTTAAATCACTTTTCAGCATCAGCAGAAAAACATGGAGTAGTCATTTGGGGTTCTACTAGATGGACACAATTTGGCTATTCACATAATAAAAACCTGCAATTCCACATGACAGATAAGTGGGAAGAAACAAAATTCATTGATAATGACCCTAGAAACAACATGGTTGAACCTAAATTAATTATTGATGAATACAAAAAACTTGATAAAACTAAACAAGTTGCGTGTGCAACAGAATAGGAGAAAAATATGTCAGACGAAGTAAAAACAGCAGAAGAAATAGCACAAGATTATGAAGCTATGGGTCATTCTGTAGAATTAATTAATGGTATTATTGATGGTTCTAAAATGGAAGATGATGAAGAAGCAGATAAAAAAGATTGCGTTAAAAGAAATGTAGAACACTTAGAACTTATGAAAGATAAGGACTATTGGACTACAGAAGATATGACAGCAGTTGATTCAGCTATCTCATCAGGCAATTCTTATATAGGATAATAAATGATTACTATTGATGGTAAAGAATACACTAAAGAAAAGATGTCAGATGACCAAGTAAAGTTATTTGGCATCATTTCTAATTTAAGTGCAGAAAAAAACGTACATATAAATCAAGCAGAACAAAAAGAAATATTAATACAACATTACATAACTAAGTTTAAAGAATCCACAGATAAACAAGAAAAAGAAAAGTAGGTATTATGCAGTTAAGCAAACATTTCACATTAGAAGAATTTGAAAAGAGCCAAACTGCAACTCGCAAAGGTATTAAAAATAAAGCTGGTGCTGGAGAGATTAAAAACTTAGGCGATCTTTGTTATGAAGTATTAGAGCCTGTAAGAATTAAATTTGATAAGCCTGTAACTATTACATCTGGATATCGTAGCCCTCAACTTTCAGAAGCCATAGGCTCAAAATCTACATCACAACATTGTTCAGGGAACGCAACAGATTTTGAGATAGCTGGAGTGTCTAACCTTGAAGTAGCTTTGTGGATTGAAAATCACTGCGACTTTGATCAATTAATCTTGGAGTATTGGACAGGCGAAGCTAATAGTGGGTGGATTCATGTATCATACAAAGATGGTTCTAATAGAAAACAAGTATTAACATTTGATGGCAAATCATATACTAATGGATTACCTGAAGCAAAATGGTCAGGTGGAAAATTAACCAACTAATAGGAGAAAGCTATGCCAATGGGAAAAGGAACTTACGGAAGCAAAAGAGGAAGACCAGCAAAAAAGAAAAACAAAATGAATAAAAAGAAAAAGAAAAAGTAATGAGAAAAAAAGCTGTATGGAATAGATCAAGGCCAAAGAAATTAGGAAAGCCAAAAGCATTCAATAAAAAATCTAAAGCCTACAAAAGTGCAAAAGCTAAAGCAGATCGTAGATTCGGTAGTGGTGTTAGTTTAGTTAAGAATATGTTTATTTCACAAGCTATAAAAAAATACAAACCTAGAAAGAAAAAATAATGCCTAAACAAAACGCATTACAAAAAATCGAATCACACGAAAAGCTATGTCGTATTATGCAAAAGCTAACACATGATAAAATTCATGTGATTGAAGAAAGAGTAAAAAGATTAGAAAAAATTTTATTAGTTTGCACAGGCTCATTAATTAGTGCTATGGGTTATGTGATTATGGTATTAGCAGATAAAGTCTAAACCTTTACAAAACACTAAAAAGAAAGTACAAGCTGTAAGTGTATGATTTACAAGAATGTTCTTATTATTTCTGATACTCACATACCATATTCTGTTCCAGAATTATTGCCTTATCTCAAAGCGTTAAAACATAAATATAAAAATTTTGATAAAGTAATCCATATTGGAGATGAACTAGATAAACACGCAATGTCTTTCCATGATTCAGACCCTGATTTACCTAGTGCTGGAGATGAATTAAAATTATCCTTACCTACAATAAAAGAATTAGAAAAGCTATTTCCACAAATGGATTTAATGGATAGTAATCATGGTAGCTTAGTTTATAGACGAGCATTGAAACATGGAATACCCAAAGCGTATTTAAGAAACTATAACGATTTTTTACAAGTTGGTAAGGGTTGGAAATGGCATGACGATTTAACAATAGATACACCTTTAGGAAAAGTTTATTTTTGTCACGGTAAGACAGCAGACGTTTTAAAATTAGCACAAAGTATGGGAATGAGTTGTGTGCAAGGGCATTATCATTCTTTAATGGGAGTAAGATATTATGGAAATAGTTTAGGCCTGTACTATGGATTGCAAGTTGGTTGTATGATTGATAACAAATCATTAGCGTTTCGTTACAATAAAGTACAAAAAGCTAGACCGATTATAGGTTGCTCTGTTATACAAAATGGGTTACCAATCATTGAGCCTTTTATTAAAGATAAATCGGGCAAATGGATAGGAAAATTATTATGAGTACAAACACACTAAAAAAGACCCTTTTAAAGAGCCATAGAGCCACGCAGACAAACAATTCTGCATTTTCTGATCAGGTATCAGGAAACCACTACAAAACGCTTAAAATTCAACCTTTAGAGTATTGTATGGCTAATGGCCTTAACGCTTGTCAAACTCACGTTATAAAATATGTTTCTAGATACGATAAAAAATGGAAAGATAAAAAAGATCAAATTAAAGATTTGAAAAAAGCAAAGCATGTAATTGATATGCAAATAGAATTATTGGAGAAAGAATAAAATGTGGTTATCATTAGTTAAGTTTGGATTAAAAACAGGTGCAGAAATCTATAAGAACAAAAAAGAAACAAAGATATTAGAATCTGTTGCTGAAAAAAAACAAATGCAAAGAGTTATTGATGGAGAGATCGAAATGGTCAAAACTATCAAAGAACATCAAGCAAACGATTGGAAAGATGAAATCGTATTGGTTTTAATTTCTATTCCTTTGTTGGTTTGTGCTTATGGAATTTTTAGCGAAGACCCAAATGTTATTGCAAAGCTAGATGCTTTTTTTGATCAAATAGATCGTTTCCCTTTATGGCTACAAGGATTAATAATTGGTGGCTACAGTTCTGTTCTGGGAATAAAAGGTGTATCAGCATTTAAGAAAAAGTAGTAAGATGTCTTAATGGCAGACGCAGTAATAATAGACGCAGAGTTTCAAATTGAAAGTAAGCACAATCCTTATGGGCATTTTGTTAGCTTAAAATTTATTGACACAATACCTGACAAACCTAAACTGTTAAAAACAATTCAAGATTTAACAGCACACGATGATGTGGAATTAATTGATTATAATTATAAGGAAATAAAAATTACTTCTAAGACAAGTTTGAAGTATTTTGATGTGACGAGAAACTAGGGCAGTTCAGAACCAGTTAAGGAACCACCCTAGCCAAACTATTCACTCTCGCTCATAGTTCTATTTACTAACGCAAGGATTGTTAGTAAAATTCATTTTATCTATTTCATCAACTTTTCAGTTGCAATAGTATTAATAGATTGTTGCTTCAAGTTTTCGCAATACGAATGAGCCAATTTAGATTGTATTTTATAATACAAATATGCTTTATGAGATTTTAAGAAATCAACTTTGACATCTTTATATCTCTTATCGTTACTTGCTTTAACTTTTGCTAAAGATACAGATATTTTTTCATTATCCATTCTTTCGCTAACAACGAAATCAAAAACTTCTTGTACCTGATCTTTAAAATTATGATAGTCGATTTCAGCGTCAGCAAATATTTTATCTACTTTATCTAAATATATCAATATCTGATCAGGGTTAAAAGTCTTTGGCCTTAACTCTATGTACTTTGGTTGCTCGGCCATTAACCAAGTTCTCTTTCGTACATATCAGGGTTAAAATCAGTTGGGTTTTCTTTTGCCCAATCAATTTCTTCTTTAGGACTTTCAGGCAACTTATCATCAGTAAGCTGTACACCTTGTTTAGCTTGTTGATAGCTTTGTTGAGGCTGTTGCATTACAGGTTGTTGCGTTGGTTTAGGATTGTAACCAGATTTATTAAATGGTTTAACCATATAACAAGTTACAACTTGTTCCATACCATTTCCCCATTGAGTAGGCTCTGTTTCTTGTGTTTTACTACCCCATTTCAAAACGTGTCCAGATCGTACATATTCTTGTACTTGAGGACTGTTAAGCCAATCAGAAATTTCAAAAATTCCATATAACTTTTTTGTTAAGCTACATTGGAACTGTGCCTTATTCGATGAGGCTTGATATTCCATACTTGGTGATTTTTTCCCTGTGCTATATAGCTTTAAAGAAAGCCCACAGAATGGTAGTCTTTGTTTTTGTATTTGTGTCATGTTTTCCTTATTGTTTCTGTTTTTGTTTTTGTTTTTTTTGTTTAGGACTTTCCATCGCTAACATCAAGTATTTAGCACCAAGAAAAGCATTAAACATTTCTTTATTTAAAGGAAGTTCCTTAACTTCAATATTACTATCTTTTTTAGGTAATCTTATAATTAACCCTTTAGTAATTTTTTGTTTAGTTTCTTCCTCGTAGGCTACCTTATAAGCATTTAACTGTAATGTGTAGTCAAATGATATAGAGTTACTTGTTTTAATATCTCCTAAAACAAGGTTACCTTTCTTATCTTTTAAGATAAGATCAAGAGTACCAGCGTAGTTATGTTTTTTAGAAAAAACTTTTTTCTCTAATTCAACTACCTCGTATTCTTGGGTCTTCCACCAATCTAAAAAGATGTTCCAACAATTAATAACTGCTGGATCAGATTGGTTAGGAATTTTTTTATCTTGAAGAAAATCCTCAATCATGCCGTGAACAACTGTACCAACTAAACCAGCGTCATCTTTGATTTTGTCAGTTTTGTTCTTAGCCTCATGAACGATTCTTTCAAGTTTAACTCTGTCTAAAGTTTTTCCATCATCCATTATTTGGTTGATAGAATCTTTAATGTGACGAATAGGTGTAGAAACCAACCAATTAACTAATTGAGGTTTCGGACAACCTTTGCCACATATTCCTGTCACACTTTCGACAACATTATCATCATGATAATATAAGTGTCTTTCGTCATCGAATGTTAACTCTAGACCATTTTTTAACTTATGTTTTATGTACATGTTTTCCTTTTCTAGTTTAGTTGTTTAAAAAAATTATCTACGTTAAATTTGTAATAACCACTTAACGCCCATAATTTCCAAGGACTAATATTGCCAAGTTCAAATTTGTACAAACCATTAACAGT